CCCAAAAATATAACAATACCCCCCTACTATTTTTTATACCCCGGTTGGCTTGCACTTTGTTATAGAACCTACTACACTCCGCAAATCCAGTACTTTCAGGTACTTGCGTACAATGCCGAATGTCAAAATTGATCCTACAAAGGACAAGCCCGTTCCCTATGATTTAGGGCGCGAAAAACCTGCTACCCAGTTAGAAAAGCTGGCTGTGGCAGCGAACACCGTGGAACTCCAAGAGGCCCTTGGCTCCGTGCTGGACTTAGATCACGCGGACCTAGACAAGGAAAAGAACCTCATAGAGCACGCCCTCAAGAACAAGAAAAGCAAAACCATCGCCGAACCCAATACTGCTTTTGCCGCCGCTGCTTTCCTGCGTACCTATGGCCAACAACTTGCTATGGATGCGGCTGAGGCGCGCGCTGCTATTACGAACAAGCTTATGGAGATTGCTAACTGCGGTGACCCCCGCTTTGAACTGAAGGCCCTTGAGCTGCTAGGCAAGCACAGTGACATAGGCATCTTCACCGAGCGAAGCGAGATTACGATAAACTACAAAGACCCCGCTGATCTGGAGAACGAGATCAAAGAGCGAGTTAAGCGTCTGCTTAATGCCAGCGTGGTGGAGACTGTGCCCCTTAGTCAATCGCTAGACGAGGAGCTGGGGGTGTTTAACCCCGACGAGGACGACGAAGAAGACGTGGTTGAGGACGACGATGACTCAGCCTAATCCGTTTGCGAACATATCCCTTAAGGATATACCGCAGATATTGCCCCTGCTGTCGGTGCCTGAACAAGAGCAGCTGTTAGCCCAGCTGGGTCACTTGGAGAAGCTAAAGCACAAGACGCTTGTGCAGGATAAGTTCATTGAGTTCGTTAAATACGTATGGCCCACGTTTATCAGTGGTAGGCACCATAAGATCATGGCTGAGGCGTTCGAGCGAGTGGCTCGTGGTGAGTGTAAGCGCCTTATTATTAACATGCCTCCTCGTCATACTAAGTCTGAGTTTGCTAGTTATTTACTGCCTGCTTGGTTTTTGGGGAAGTTTCCTAGCAAGAAGATCATCCAAACATCGCACACAGCAGAACTGGCAGTAGGTTTTGGTCGAAAAGTACGTAACTTGGTGGATCAGGATAATTACCACGAGGTGTTCCCTGACTTAGCCCTGCAAAGTGACTCGAAAGCGGCGGGGCGCTGGAACACTAACAAAGGGGGCGACTACTTCGCTATCGGTATTGGCGGTGCGGTGACTGGTAAGGGTGCGGACCTGCTTATTATTGACGACCCGCACTCAGAGCAAGAGGCCGCTATGGCCGACAGCAACCCCGAGATATACGATAAGGTCTACGAGTGGTACACATCAGGCCCTCGTCAGCGTTTACAACCGGGTGGAGCCATCGTTGTGGTTATGACGCGGTGGTCTTTGCGTGATTTGACGGCCCAAGTGTTGAAATCAGCCGCCCAAAGGGGCGGAGAAGAGTGGGAAGTTATTGAGTTTCCTGCTATTTTACCCTCAGGCAACCCGTTGTGGCCTGAATTTTGGCCCCCAGAGGAGCTTGCGGCGCTAAAAGAAGAACTTCCGAACGGGAAGTGGATGGCGCAGTACCAGCAGCAGCCTACATCTGAGGCGTCTGCGATAATTAAGCGCGAGTGGTGGAACGAATGGGAGGAAGATGACCCGCCAGACTGTGAATTTATCCTCCAGTCTTGGGATACGGCGTTCGAAGCCAACAATCGTGCGGACTATTCGGCGTGCACAACGTGGGGCGTGTTCTATAATGAGGAAACCAACGTCTACAACCTGATTTTGATAAACGCGCACAAAGACCGGCTAGAGTTTCCGGCGTTGAAGAGGCTCGTAATGGAGCAGTATGACCACTATGAGCCAGATTCGCTGATTGTGGAGAAAAAAGCCTCGGGAGCGCCGCTTATTTACGAGCTGAGGGCTATGGGTGTCCCAGTGCAGGAATATACTCCAGTGCGAGGTACTACGAACAACCCGAACAACAAGATGGCGCGCTTGAACTCGGTGTCGGACTTGTTTGCGTCAGGCATAGTGTGGGCTCCTCAGAAAGCGTGGGCAGAAGAAGTGATCGACGAGATTGCGAGCTTCCCCGCAGGAGAGCATGATGACTATGTGGACTCGACTATAATGGCGTTGTTGCGGTTTAGACAAGGCGGGTTCCTACGCCTGCCATCGGACGAGCAAGACAGCGACCCCTCGTATAGACGGCGTAACACAGGATATTACTAGTGGATATTAAGTTAAACGAGAGGCAGGCGGTGGTAGCGAAGCGGCAGTCTATTTGCGCGGAGTGCCCGGAGCTGGTTAAGAAGATACAGATATGCAAGCAATGCGGCTGTTTTATGCCAGCTAAAGTTTGGCTAATGGATGCGTGGTGCCCCTTAAAGAAGTGGGGCAAAGAGGATATTTAAATGGCAATTGAAAAAGGTTTGTACAGCGCCCCCGAGGGCGTAGAAAACGAAATAAACGCAATGGGCGAGCCAGATGCCGTGATCGACATGGAGATTATGTCTGAAGAGCCGGTGATGGTTGAGCTGGAAGACGGCGGCGTTGAGATTACGTTCGGGGAAGAAATCGAAGAGATCGACATGGCTCCGTTCGATGCAAACCTAGCCGAGTACCTAGACGACAAGCAGCTCCAAGAGCTTTCGGGCGATCTGTGTGAGGCAGTTGAGTCGGACACCGCGGCGCGTCGGGAGTGGGCAGACAGTTACGTGAAGGGGCTGGATGTCATTGGCTTTAAGTACGAGGAGCGGGTTGAGCCTTGGGAGAATGCCTGTGGCGTATACAGCAACATTTTGGCGGAAGCCGCCATCCGGTTCCAAGCAGAGGCCATGAGCGAGACTTTCCCAGCAGCAGGCCCTGTTAAAACGAAGATTCTGGGGGAGGTTACTCAGGATAAAGAAGACGCGGCGCTTCGTGTAAAAACCGATATGAATTACGAACTTACGGAAGTTATGGTAGAATACCGCCCCGAACATGAGCGCATGCTCTACAGCTTGGGTTTGGCAGGGTCTGCATTTAAAAAGGTGTATTTTGATCCCAATATGGGACGTCAAACCGCTCTGTATATCCCAGCCGAAGATGTAATCGTCCCGTACGGCGCCTCTAATATAGAGAGCGCGGAGCGTGTTACGCATGTAATGCGCAAGACAAAGAACGACGTGGTGAAGCTACAAGCCGCCGGGTTCTACCGAGAAGTGGAGTTGGGTGATCCAGTTTCCTTCTTTACGGATATAGAAGAGGCAAAAGCTGAGCAGTCTGGCTTTGCTCTGACATCGGACGACCGGTATACCATCCTCGAAGTACACGCTGACTTGATTATTGACGGGTTAGATGGTGAAGAGGAAGACGACGATCTACAGATCGCAAAGCCTTATGTAGTAACCCTTGAGAGGGGTACGGGGGAGGTTCTGGCTATACGCCGCAACTGGAACCCTGACGATCCTTTGACACTGAAACGTCAACATTTCGTGCACTATGTGTACGTCCCCGGATTTGGATTTTATGGACTTGGACTCATACACATTATTGGTGGCTACGCTAAAGCTGGCACTTCTCTTATCCGTCAGCTCGTTGACGCTGGAAGCCTATCCAATCTCCCCGGTGGACTTAAGTCCCGCGGTCTACGAGTTAAAGGCGACGACACACCGATTGGTCCGGGTGAATTCCGTGATGTAGATGTACCGTCTGGTAGCATCCGCGACAACATTATGCCGCTCCCGTACAAGGAGCCTTCGCAGACGTTACTAGCACTATTGAAGCAGATCACCGAAGAAGGCCGACGTTTAGGCGCAATCTCGGACATGAACATCTCTGACATGAGCGCTAACGCGCCGGTCGGAACAACACTCGCTCTACTAGAGCGTACTCTTAAGCCCATGGCCGCTGTCCAGTCTCGGGTGCATTATGCAATGAAGCAGGAGTTTAAGTTACTCAGGTCGATCATTGCAGAGTACGCCCCGGAAGAGTATATGTACGTGCCTGATCGTGGTGAACCTCGTGCTCGTAGAGCCGACTACGCCATGGTGGAAGTAATTCCCGTCAGCGACCCCAACAGCAGCACGATGGCCCAACGAGTGGTCCAGTATCAAACCGTGTTGCAGATGGCGCAGGCCACCCCACAAATCTACGACCTCCCGCAGCTTCATCGCCAGATGATTGAGGTCCTAGGCATTAAGAACGCTGACAAGCTTGTGCCTATTGACGACGATATGAAGCCCACAGACCCCGTGAGTGAGAACATGGATGCGTTAGTTGGTAACCCTGTTAAGGCGTTTATGTACCAAGACCACCAAGCGCACATTGCTACCCACCAAGCGTTTATGCAAGACCCAATGATCGCGCAGACTATCGGGCAGAACCCCATGGCGAACCAGATTATGGCCTCGCTACAAGCCCACATTGCAGAGCATACGGCGTTTATGTACCGCCAGCAGATCGAGGAAAGGATCGGTGCGCCGCTACCTGCCCCGAACGAAGAGCTACCGCGCGATATAGAAGTACAGCTAGCCCAGTTGCAGTCTAAGGCGGCTATTCAGCTTACCCAAGCGCATCAGCAACAGGCAGCTCAACAGCAGGCACAGCAACAAGCGCAAGACCCGATCATCCAGATGCAGCAGCAAGAACTACAGTTGAAGCAAGCAGAGCAACAGCGAAAAGCTCAGAAAGATCAAGCGGACGCGCAGATTAGTGCGGCAAAACTACAGTTGGACGCGCAGAAAAGTGAGCGAAGCGCTGCAATTGAGGCAAGCCGCGTAGCGTCGCAAAACCAACAAGCGCAAGCCAAGAACGATCTGGACGAGGCGAAGGCTATTTTGGACATGGCGAAAGCCAATAAAGAGGGGCAAATGCCCCCAGTAAGGAGGTGATCCGTTGTCTACTACCGTCTTTGACGTGCTGAACAAAAAACTTACGGAGCTGAAAAGCTCCAGCGAAGAATTCTTACATTCTGGCGGGGCTAAAGACTTTGCCGGGTATAAGGAGGTGTGTGGCGTGATTCGAGGTCTGGACGCCGCATTACGAGAGATCAATGACCTTTCGCGTAACTATATGGAAGATGAAGATGACTGAGACCGAGACTGTAACAGTTAGTGGGGTGTCTGCTACTGCTGAAGCTGCGGATAAGTTGAAGACGTTCGCTGCCGAGATGGAGACCGAACTAGAGAAGAAGCGGCGCGCGCAGATAGCAAAGGCCGAAGCCGAACAAGCGGAGCTTGAAGAACAAATACCCCAGCCTGTGGGCTATAGGGTGTTGATTGCGTTACCAAATGTGGACGAGACATTTGGAGAAAGCGGGCTTGTGAAAGCCTCTTCGACGCTTCGTGAAGAATACATATTGTCTACTGTAGGTGCGGTAATCGACATGGGGGCCGAGGCGTATTCCGATACCGACCGCTTCCCAAACGGCCCGTGGTGCAAGGTGGGCGACTATGTGATGTTCCGTGCCAATACCGGTACGCGCTTTAAGGTGGGCAAGCAAGAATACCGCCTAATGAATGACGACTCTATTGAGGCCGTCGTAAACGATCCGCGTGCTGTCACGCGTGCTTGAGGACTAAGTTATGGGTATGCAACAAGTAGAGTATGAGTTTCCTGACGAGAAGGACGAAACTGCACAGGAAATAGAAGTAGATACGCCTGAAGAGGAACCCCAAGTAGAAGTAGAGGGTGCCGTAGGGCGTGAAGAAATGCGCAAACCGGGCGATAAAATTAAGGCCGGAGACGTAGAAATTGAGGTTGAGGACGACACCCCCGAGCAAGATAGGGGCCGTAAGCCGTCTGAGCCACCGGAAGCAGTAACCGACGAGGAGTTAGAGAACTACTCTGAGAAGGTGAAAAAGCGGATACAGCATTTTAGCAAGGGGTATCACGACGAGCGCAGGGCCAAAGAATCGGCTATGCGGGAACGAGAGGCCCTTGAGCAATACGCCCGTAAGCTTATAGAAGAGAACGAGCAGCTTACTGGTAAGATGTCCAAAAATCAGGAAACTATGCTAGCCCAAGCTAAACAGCAGGTGGCTAATGAGCTAGAGGCCGCCAAACAGAAATACAAGCAGGCTTATGAGTCTGGGGATTCGGACGGTGTTGTCGAGGCCCAAGAAGCCATAATGGCGGCTAAAATTCGTGCAGATAAAGTAGCTGCATATAAACCTCCGGCTTTACAGAAGAAAGAAATTCCTGTAGAAGTACCGCAACAACCTATTGAAACGCAAGTAGTTCGTGACGACAGGGCAGTAACTTGGGCGGATGACAACCCGTGGTTCGGCTCTGACGATGAAATGACAGCGTTTGCTCTAGGACTAGATTCGAAGTTAAAGAAAGACGGGGTTGACCCGCGATCAGACGAATACTACGAGAAGATTAACGCTCGTATGCGACAAGTATTCCCAGATCAGTTCGACGATGGAATAGAAGACGACCCGGAGGAGGCCCCCAAGCCAAAATCTAGCAACGTGGTTGCACCCGCTACGCGGAGCACCGGGCCTAAGAAAATTAGGCTAACTCAATCACAGATTGCTATTGCGAAAAAACTTGGAGTCCCACTGGAAACTTACGCCAAACAGGCTGCTGAACTAATGAGGAAACAACAATGACCACGAACAAACTAAATAGAGAGCTTGAAACACGCGAGCGCACTACTCGAAAGAAAGCTTGGACGCGGCCAACCGTACTGCCTGACCCTGTGCCAGAAGATGGCTATACATACCACTGGGTACGTATTAGCACCCAAGGGCAAGCAGATACAAACAACGTTTCTTCAAAATTACGTGAAGGTTGGGAGCCAGTACGTGCAGACGCTCACCCCGAGATTTTCTCCGATACTGTGGACGATCCACGGTTTAAGGACAACATCATTACGGGCGGACTGATGCTATGTAAGGCACCCATAGAGCTTGTCGCAGAACGAAATGCGTACTATAGGCAGCAAGCCGAGTCGCAGATTAAGTCTGTAGACAACAACTTAATGCGCGAAAACGACCCGAGGATGCCTCTGTTTAACGACAGAAAGACCACGGTAACTTTTGGCAAAGGTTAATTAAATTTTAGGAGTTAAAAAATGGCTTATCCAACAGTCAGCGCTCCCTACGGCTTTCAGCCGGTAAACCGTATCGACGGTATGCCTTACGCTGGTCAAACTCGCCTTATCCCTATTGCGAGTGACTACAACGTGGCTATCTACAACGGTGATCTGGTTAAACTCGTAACGGGCGGAACAGCAGAAGTGTTTACTGGTGCCGATGACGGCGTTGCCGTCGGTGTTTGTGTTGGCGTCCAGTACGTTAATTCACTCGATCAGTTTACACCTGCTCAATACTACCCCGGCACTAGCGTTACTGACGCTTATGCTATTGTGGTAGACGATCCTATGGTTGCCTTTAAGACAGCCGTAACAACTGATGCTAGCGTTATGTCTTCAGCAGCTCGCGCTGCGGTTGGCTCAAACATGTCTGTAGTTATAGGCACGGGCGACGCTGCTACTGGTAACTCTGGTTCTGCCGCAGAAGCGGGTACTGAAGCAACTACTGCTACATTACCTCTGCGCGTTATCGACGTAGTTACTGAAACCGCAACTGCTGCTGATACGTTTGTCGAGATTATCGTCAAGCTGAACACGCACCAGTACAACTCAACTACCGGCGTGTAAGGAGGCTGACTAATGGCTATTTCAAGAGCGCAACTCCTTAAGGAGCTACTACCGGGTCTAAACGCCCTATTTGGTCTCGAATACGCTAAGTATGGTGATGAGGCTGCTGAAATCTTCGAGACCGAATCTTCGGATCGTTCTTTCGAGGAAGAAACTAAACTGTCGGGCTTTAGTGCTGCACCTGTTAAGGGTGAGGGCGCTGCCATTGAGTACGACAACGCACAAGAAGCGTGGACTGCGCGTTATACGCACGAAACGATCGCAATGGGCTTTTCGCTGACTGAAGAAGCAATCGAAGATAACCTCTACGATTCACTCTCTTCACGTTACACGAAGGCACTTGCCCGTGGTATGGCGTATACTAAGCAAGTTAAAGGCGCTAGCGTCCTTAATAACGCATTCGCTGCTGCTACTACCTACGGCGACGGCAAAGCTCTTTGTGCGACTGACCACCCACTAGTTTCTGGTGGCACTAACTCAAACCGTCCTGCTGTTGCAGCCGATCTTAACGAAACTTCACTCGAAGCTGCCGTTATCCAGATCGCTGGTTGGACTGATGAGCGTGGTCTCCTGATCGCTGCTAAGCCTTCTAAGCTTGTTATTCCGCCAAGCCTGCAATTCGTTGCTACTCGCCTGTTGGATACTGAGCTTCGTGTGTCTACAGCGGACAACGACATCAACGCAATCCGTAGCAACGGTGCAATCCCGGGCGGTTATACAGTAAATAACTACCTGACTGACACCAACGCTTGGTTCTTGATGACTGACGTACCTAACGGCCTGAAGCACTTCGTGCGTTCGCCTATGCAAACTAGCATGGACGCCGACTTCGACACAGGCAACAGCCGATACAAGGCTCGTGAGCGATACAGCTTCGGCGTATCTGACCCACTGGGCATCTTCGGTTCACCCGGCGCTTCATAAGCAAAAGGTGTTAAGATGGGGGGCTTCGGCCCCCTTTCTTTTGCGTGCGAGGTACCCATGCCTAGAGAAGTGAAGAAAAAAGCAGAGTCGCAAGGCTCCCGAGTTTGCACGTCGTGCAACAAAGTTAGGCTGCTATCCCAGTTTGAGCACTTCAAAGAGGGGTATGTACGGGGCGTGTGCCAACAATGCGTTACCCTTCAACGATCACGAAAAGCCTCTGCTACCCCCGAAGCCTACCTACGAATCTTAAATACCCAGCTAAAATCTCAACGCATCAAGCAGGGCATCCAATACGATCTAACCACAGAGGAAGTTATTGAGCTTTGGGAGGTGCAGGAGGGCAAGTGTGCCCTGTCTGGGGTGTTAATGACCCATCAGCGGGACGGCACCTACGGTGACCGGAAGAAGAAAGAGTTCAACGCCTCGATAGACCGGATAAACCCCCAAGGCCCTTACGTACGGGAAAACGTACAGCTAGTCGCCAACCGCGCCAACACCATGAAGCACACCCTCGGCCAAGATATGTTTATGTGGTGGGTAAAAAATATACATGACAACTTAATAGGTTAATATTTTCTTGAAATCTGTGCATATCGGGGTATGCTAAAAGAGCTTTATCTCCCTAGAAGTCTTGACCCGCTACGGCGGGTCTTTTTTCTTTAGTCTTGTGCGCTTAGCACCGACATGGTATATACTAGGTAAAACTCCGGGGTCATCCGGTGTATCTGACAGTCCCGGCTGACGACATGCAGACAGATACCCCTAAAATTAACTCGCATGTGAGGAAATTCTAATGGCTAATACCACTTTCAGCGGTCCTGTGACTTCAACTAACGGCTTTGTTGGCGATACTACTGGCGACGTTACTGGCGATGTAACGGGTAACGTTACAGGCTACATCATCCTTCCTACAAGTGACCCAGAAGTTGTTGGTGCACTCTGGAACGACGCTGGCACCATCACTGTTTCAGCAGGTTAACCTTTAGACTTAACTAGAGGAGAAACCTATGTCTAGTTCAGATATTAGTACCAAACGGGTTGCTGCCGGAGGCACCGGTAGCTTGGGCGTAGGCCCAGCTCGTATACGCCAAGTCCAAGTACTTACCAGTGCTGTGGGTGCAGGGCGGCTGACTATTACTGACGGTTCTGGCGGAGCTACGGTCTTAGATATTGATTTTGCTACAGAAGATTCACACTCGATCAATATCCCAGACTACGGCATTCGTTGTGCTGACGACGTAGTAATTACCGCGCTGACCAATATTACTGCTATGACGGTGTTCTACAGCTAATGGCTAAGCAAGTAGACAAGAAAGCAATGGCTTGTAACAAGCCGAAGCGGACACCCTCCCACCCTAAGAAGTCTCATGTGGTGAAAGCCTGTGAGGGAGGTAAGGAGAAGGTAATCCGCTTTGGTGAGCAGGGCGCGTCTACAGCAGGTAAACCCAAAGCGGGCGAATCTGCTAAAATGAAAGCCAAGCGTAAGTCGTTTAAGTCTCGCCACGGCAAGAACATCGCCAAGGGCAAAATGAGCGCGGCTTACTGGGCCGACAAGGTAAAATGGTAATGGAATGAGCGACTTAGAGTATTCAATGGTGGACGTTTCGTTGGCCGTATTGAGTTACTCTAAGGGCCGTTGGTCACCAGAAGAAGTCTTAGAATTTGCTTACATGCTAGAAACCTTCCACGAGGAAGAGACAGGCGAACCAAAGCCCACTCTAGTAAGTATAAGGGGCGGTAAGCCCGAAGCGGAAGAAACAACTTAATTTAGGAGGCTATCATGGCTGGTTGCGGAACTAAAAGAATGAAAGCTGGCGGACCTACGGGCACAAAGAAAATGATGATGGGCGGCATGGCCAAAAACTCCGGCTACAAGAAAGGCGGCAAGATCGACGGTTGTGCTAAGCGTGGCCGCACCAACTGCAAGATGGTATAAGCCATGATGAAGTGTAGAGGCATGGGCAAAATGAAGCCCATCGCCTTTAAAAAGGGCGGCACGGTGAAGGACGATTGCTACCGCAAGGTTAAGGCATCGTACAAAGTCTTTCCCTCCGCCTACGCTTCTGGTGCGATAGCCAAGTGCAGAAAGAAGAAAGCAAGTGGCCGTTCGTAAGACAGAAAAGGGCAAGGCCCTAAAGCGGTGGTTCAAAGAGGACTGGAAGGACGTTCGTACAGGCAAGAAGTGCGGGCGTAAGGAAGGCGAGAAGCGGGGAACCCCGTACTGTAGGCCCACAAAGCGTGTCTCCAGTAAAACGCCTAAGACCTCTGGTGAGATGACCGCAGCGGAAAAGAAGTCCCGTGTGGCGCAAAAGAAGCGCCTAGGGCAGCCAGCAGGCAAACCCAAGCGTGTAACACCGCTTAAGAGGAAGAAGAAATAATGGCGACATCTGGCACAGCTACATTCAACATGGACTTCACCGAGATTGCGGAAGAAGCGTGGGAACGTGCCGGTCGTGAAATGCGTTCTGGTTACGACCTGCGCACCGCTCGTAGGTCTATGAATTTGTTGACTATTGAGTGGCAGAACCGCGGCATTAACATGTGGACGATCGAAGAAGGTACGACAAACCTCGTACAAGGCACAGCCACTTACGATCTCCCAGCCGACACTATTGATGTACTAGAGCACGTAGTGCGCACAGGGGACGGCAACGTCACTACCCAGTCAGACCTGAACATCTCGCGTATCAGCGTCTCTACCTACTCCAGCATCCCAAACAAACTAAGCCAAGGCCGCCCCATACAGCTCTATGTAGATCGTGGGCAAGCAAACCCCTCGGTGACGGTATGGCCTGTTCCCGATCAGGGAACATTGGCGGAGCCTTATTACATACTGAAGTATTGGCGTATGCGCCGCATACAAGACGCGGGTAGCGGTGTACAGACCGCTGATGTGAACTTCCGTTTCTTGCCCTGCCTCGTTGCAGGGCTTGCGTATTACATAGCCCAGAAAGACCCTGAGTTGATGCCACGCATCCCCATGCTACAGACAGAGTACGAGCGCCAGTTTGAGTTGGCAGCGGGCGAGGATAGGGAAAAGGCCACGCTTAGTCTGGTGCCCCGTGTATACGGCATAAGGTAGCTATATGGGCCATAAATACGCCAGTGGACAAAATGCGATTGCGATCTGTGATGTTTGCGGGTTTCAGTATAAACTTAGGCAACTCAAAGAGTTAATCGTAAAGAACGAGAAGACGAACATTAAGGCTTGTCCAGAATGCTGGGAGCCGGATCAGCCACAAAACAGGCTTGGTGAGTTCCCAGTAGACGACCCACAGGCCATACGTAACCCAAGACCAGACTCTGCGGAGCTAACGGTAAGTAGGGATATTCAATGGGGATGGGACCCAGTAGGGCTAAACGATCCTTTTGGACTTACACCAGACAATTTGGAAGGAAGAGGCGCTGTAGGAACGGTAACAGTAACTACGAGCTAGGAGACAGAAATGAAAATGAAGTCACGATCAAATGTAAAAGCTCCAAAGGTCATCGAGTTCCCTAACGAGCCGGTGAAGTACACAGTAGCAGATTGCTGCAACCAGCCGCCTAAAGACATGAAGACTAGCGGCGTTAAGGTTCGTGGTGTCGGTGCGGCTACTAAGGGCACTATGGCCCGTGGACCAATGGCTTAAGAGGGCTAGCGGGTGAATTACACCGAGCTGAAGACAAACATTCAGGACATCTGTGAGCAGACGTTTACGGACGCGCAGCTTGCTATGTTTACGGATTTGGCCGAGCAAGCGATTTACAACACGGTGCAGATACCCGCGCTTCGTCGTAACCAGACCGGTAACCTGACAGCCAGCAACAAGTATTTGGTGTACCCCACGGACTTCCTCTACCCGTTTTCTTTGGCGTATGTGGACAGCGACGGCAACTACACGTACTTGCTGAACAAAGACGTAAACTTCATACGAGAAGCGTATCCCGGCCCTACGGATACTGGCGCACCCAAGCACTACGGAGTTTTTGATGACACAGCGTTCATCATCGGCCCAACACCAGACGATAGCTACGAGGTTGAGCTGCACTACGGCTACTACCCTGAGTCTATTGTAACTGCGGGAACTACGTGGTTGGGCGACGAATTCGACTCTGCGCTACTCAATGGGGCGCTAGTTGAGGCTATACGCTTTATGAAGGGTGAGCCGGATATGCTCCAGCTATACCAGAAAATGTATATCGACAGTATCGCCCTGCTTAAGAATCTCGGCGATGGCAAGCTGCGCGAAGACATGTACCGCTCTGGGCAACTCAGAGTAACACCTAGGTAATTTTAAGAGGAAACACAAATGGCTATTACACAAGCAATGGCAACATCGTTCAAAGTCGAAATTCTTGGTGGAGACTTTGATTTCAGCAGTGGCACGTCGGACGTGTTCAAGATTGCGTTGTTTACTTCATCCGCTACGCTGGATGCAACGACTACTGCGTATAGCACGTCTAACGAAGTCACAGGCACAGGTTACGTGGCTGGCGGTAACACACTGACCATCTCTGCAAACCCAGCATCTAGCGGCACTACGGCGTTCCTAGACTTTGCGGATACTACTTGGACTACAGCGACTATTACTGCTCGCGGTGCGTTGATCTACAAGTCAGGCGGCACTAACCCTGCTATCGCTGTTCTGGACTTCGGTTCGGACAAGACTTCAACTGCGGGCGACTTCACTATCGTCTTCCCTGCTGCTGACGCGAGCAACGCTATTATCCGTATTGCCTAAGAAGTGAGACCCCAACCATGGTGACGTTAGTAAATAGAGCTAAAATGACTACCGCCACCACGGGGACTGGCACTATTACGCTAGGTTCCGCCGTGGTGGGGTTTCAATCGTTTGCGGATGCAGGCGTATCTAACGCGGATGTTGTTAGGTATACCATCGAGGATGGGGCGGCATTTGAGATAGGCACAGGTACGTATTCGTCGTCTGGTACGACGCTTTCCCGTACGCTTATTGAAAGTAGCACGGGGTCCCTGCTTAACCTTTCGGGCAGTGCTGTGATTTTTGTTACGGCGGCAGCTCAAGACGTTACTAGCGATAGCGCAAACACGGCGTCTACGTTGGTTGCTAGGGATGCGTCGGGTAACTTCAGTGCGGGTACTATAACTGCGGCGCTTAGTGGTAATGCTACTACGTCAAGCTCCACCACAGGTAACGCGGCAACGGCAACAGCCCTTCAAACTGCCCGTACTATTGGTGGGGTTAGTTTTAATGGCACAGCTAATATCAACTTGCCCGGAGTTAATACCACCGGTAACCAAGATACCTCTGGTAACGCCACAACTGCTACAAACATAACCGGCTACAGCGGTACTTACTGGACCTCAAACAATGACGGCACAGGCTCAGGTCTTGATGCTGATTTGCTCGACGGCCAGCAAGGCACCTATTACTACCCCGCTTCTAATCCCAATGGTTACACCACCAACGTAGGCGACATCACAGGTGTGACGGCGGGTGTGGGTATGTCTGGGGGTGGCACTTCAGGCACGGTAACGCTTACGGTTGATCTCTCTGAGCTGACGGACATGACTGCTGCAATGGTCGGTACGGATGAGTTCATTGTCCTTGACGCTAGTGCAGATCGCAGAAAAGCCGCAAACGAAATTGGTCTGAGCATCTTTAACAACGATGCAGGGTTTACCACTAATGTAGGCGACATCACGGGCGTAACAGCAGGTTCTTTCCTTACGGGAGGCGGTACTTCTGGCACGGTGACTCTAAACGTCGATGGCACTTCTGCTAATACTGCGAACAAAGTGGTAACGCGTGATGCCTCTGGTAACTTCTCTGCCGGCACGATTACTGCGGCTCTTAGTGGTAAC